TGTGCGGCGCGATCTTTGGTTACATATTCTTTGGCGGTATCTAAGATTTCGGATCTTGTTACGTTTTTCATTCTGCTCTCCCTAATGTTGTGGTGGTGCGAAGTATGCGAAGCGTGGCTTGCCCCTCATGCCTTCATTGCTTTGGCGGTATTCTATGCCCCGGTCTTCAACCAGAGCTGCGAAAACTTCCTTGCGGCGTCTTGGCTCCATATTTGCAAAGGCTGAAACTGTGCGTGAGATCTGGCTTTCGGTAATGCCACCCAGCCCAGACTTTTCGATCTTGGCATAGACTGCCTTGCAGGCTGCATCGAATGGACCTTCGGCCATGTTCAATCGGAACATCTCAATGGTCTGCTTGGCGTAGTGATCCACATAGTTGATTGACCACTGCATTGCGTCTGGACCGATTTCATCCTGATCCATTGATCTGGAAATGATCAGCGACAGGCGCATGGCAATCTCACGGGATCGATTGTACATGGCCTCTAGTCCAGTGCCTGTTTCCTTCTTGATGGCATCGACCAGCTTTTCTTCATAGGTACGCAGAAGTTTCTTGGCCTCTGGCGTGAAGGGAACCTCAACTGGATGGGGTGGCATGTCATGCGCGTTGCCTGTGTCGAGGTCACCGACTTGGGCGTGGGCATGTTCCTTTGACCACTTAGCCAGACGCTCAGAGATATTTGATCTGCGCTTTTCCTGCGAGAGCTGTACGCCGATCTCTGACTTGACGATGACGAATCGGTTCAGAAGACCAGACGCGACATCACCACCACCGATTGCCTGCATAAACTCAGAAGGCGTGGACATGCCGACCAGTGTCAGGCTGGGACGCTTTACGACCTTCTCCAACTTCTCAGCATCGGATGACTTCATGGTGTTGGTTGCGTAGCCTTGCTGGCGAAGTGTGCCATCCTGACGGCCAAAGCATTCCATGATCGATGTCAAGGCGTCTGCCTTGTGCTGGTTCCCCTTAGCGGCTGCTGACTTGAGCTGGCGTCCAAGTTCGTCCACCACTGAAACGTGGGTGGGCTTTTTGGTCAGAGTTGAGATCACCCCGGCGGCAGAGGTGTAGCCTGCGGGACCGATCAGCTCATCAAGACCAGCCTCTTCAAGTAGCTCTTCGAGAACTGTCTTTGTGTGTTCCTTGCCAGATCCTGTCTCGCCAATGTTGAGGAAGTACAGGCTGGAGAAATTTCTCTGATCTGTCACCCAGCGGCGTCCCATTACTACTGAGCCATATGCTATGGCTGCTTGGACTGCGAATTGTGGCTGGGGTTTGATCGCCGTTACCGTGTAGAAGTTAACCACATCTTGCAGGATGCCGGGGACCGACAAGAGATCTTCAGGCACATTATCTAGTGGTTCGTCTGACTTCGTGGCTGGCTTTGATAGAATCGATGCGGCCACTTTGGCACCGTGATCTATAGCCTCTTTGTCATACTCATAGTCTGGATCTTGCGTGACGTTGAGGATCTGCGCTGCTTCTTTGACCGCGTTGGTCACATTGCCCATGTGTTCGTACTGCAAGTAAAGCTCGAAGGCATCAAATGTGTGTGCGCTATCGAATGGATCGCTGGCATGGTGGCTGTAGGCACGGCCATCATCGAATAACTTTACGCCGGCCAATTTAGATGTGGAGTTGGGCGAAAGGTATCGACCACGGGATGTCTGCTTATAGCCATACTGGATAAGCAGGCTGTGCATATCATTGGCCTGATTGTAGGCGTCGATCACGCTGGTGCTGTCACCCTTTGGACGGGGGCGCTTGGTTGGCTGAAACTCTGCCTTCTTTTTCCACGGGCATATGTCTTGGAGCTGAACCCTGTAGTTGTCCCAGTCTCTCCAAAGTGTCAGGAGCTGGGGCGGCAGCTCTGGGAGTTCATCAAAGATGGACCTACCTGCCCACTGATATGGACGGCCAGTATCTGGGTGGATCGATGGCGGCAGAACGTCCTGCACTGACCCAGCTCTAAGCTCGAAGACCACTTCGGTCTTGCGAGGATCATCTTTTACAGGCCACGATATTTTGTGTGTGATTAGATCGGCGGGTGCTTTGAAGATCAGCTTGCCCCGGTTTTCGCGGCCAATGATTTGTGGCGCGGAGTTCATTAGTAGGCTGAAGTCGATGCCCAGCTCTTCAAAGATCAGCTTTGTGTTTTCGACGTGATCTATGTCGATGGCGCATGTGCCTGACGCGCCGTGCAACAGCCCAACATTGTGCGTTGGATTTTGCTCGTAATATTTTCTGGCCTCATCAGGATCTGACAACGCTCTCTCTGGCTTCTGCCAGCCGAAAGATGTCGGCCCCTTTGAGCCTGCCGGGATGGTGACCAGATACCAGCCTAGCTTGGAACAATAGTCTTCTACTTTCATTGCGAATCACTCAGGTACTCTGAGAGCTTTTTCCATGTTGTGAGGCTGATTTGTTCGTTGCCTGTGGCGATTGCTTTGACTGTTGGGTGGGATAGTCCACACCGCTCTGCCACGACAGTCAGGCGGCGATCTTGGAGCGCCATCCTAATATCGTCGATTGGTATTAGTTTCTGCATTTTTTCACCTTTTTTACGATTGGTTGCAAAAATATCTTTACAGACTGCAAATCTTTCTGTAAACCGATTTTTGTAGAGAGTGAAAAAAAGTAGATCGAAAGGAAATTGCGAATGGGCAATATCGATGGATTGGCCTCCCAGTGGCTAGAAGTAAAGGCGTTAGAAAAACAGATTATCGCACAGCGCCACGCGATAGAAGAGCAAATCACTGAGGCACTAGAAGCCAAGGGTGAAGGCTCCATTACCCACAAACTTGATGAGCATAAAATCACGCTGACACAGCCCGTGTCCCGTAAGGTTGATCCGATTGTTTGGGAAAAAGTTAAAGACAAACTTCCTGAACACATGCGTCCCGTTAAGGAAACTATTTCTGCTGACGCGGCGGGTTGTCGTTACCTATTGGAGAAAGAGCCACGGCTCTGGGCAAAAGTCTCGAAGGCTTTTGAATCTAAGCAGGGCAAAGTTGGTGTCAAAGTAGAGGCACTGTAATGCTTGCCGCAACGTGTCTGGCTCTGAATGTGTATTTTGAATCGCGTTCAGAGGCCAGCGTTCTTAGCCAATTTGCAGTCGCGCAGGTAACTATGAATCGAGTTATGTCAGATAAATATCCAAATTCCATTTGCGATGTGGTCTGGCAGAAAGGTCAATTTAGTTGGACCCACGATGGCAAGAGCGACAAGCCATATGAAAAACAGGCTTGGGATCGTGCGCAGTGGGTGGCGAAGGTAACGCTAGATAACCCTGAAAAAAGCATGGGATTACTGCCGACAAACGCGCTGCATTATCACGCAGACTATGTCCAACCCTTTTGGTCAAAGTCAAAATCTCTAACGAGAATAACTAAAATTGGAAGACATTATTTCTATACAACTCTGGAAAAGGACAAGTGAAATGCACATTAACGATTTAAAAACTATCATTACGCCTGACCATGCAAAGGCTCTACTGGCTAAGAACATAGCCAATCGAAAATTGTCTGAGCAAACTTATGGTCAATATAAGCGTGACATCATCAATGATGACTGGCAGCTAAATGGCGAAACCATCAAGATTGCTGAAGATGGTGAGCTTATCGATGGTCAGCATCGTCTGACTGCCTGCCTAATGGCCAATCGTCCGATTGAATGCATATTGGTGGAGGGTCTTCCCAACACAGTTAAGCAAAGCATCGATAACGGCAAGAAGCGAACTTTTGCAGATCGTGCGGCGATGATGGGCATCAAGAACGGAAAGCGCAAAGCAAGCACCGTAAACTTTCTTTCAATGCTGGCGCAAAACAAAGATCGCAAAAACTCAAGCCTAACACATTCGGAAATTCTTGAGGTATTGGAAAACCATCCAATGATCGATGAGAGCGTTGAGGTGGCTATAAACTGCTACCCACGGATAGCAAGCTGGATAGCTGCATTACATTATGTTGCCAGCTTCCAAGGTAAAGTAACCGAAGCAAATGCAATGGTTCAGGCATGGCGTGATGGACAGAAAACGTATGAGGACGATGCTGTAGTTTTTTGTCGTGAATGGTTGCGGAAGGATGACATGAAGAACCCTCGCTTGAAGGCTTCAGCGCAGTACAAAATCGATCTGATTTTAAACTCGTACAATAAGTTTATTCGTAAAATTCCCATGACAAATACAAAGTTCAAGGAAGGTTACAATACCGTTTCTGGCTGGGACATGGATACCATGTTTCCGACAAATTCAAATTATAGGGAGAAGTAAAATGAGAAATATGGATGAAATTTTAGATGAGGTGTTCGCCCTCGTATTTGGAAAGGATTGGTAATGGCAATTTTGGTTAATTTAAATAAAATTCGTCAAGACGGATCATCAACACCTATTTTGGTAAATTTAGATAAGGTTTGCTTCATAACAACATACACAGTGCCAGACCAAGACCAAAATGCTGTAGAAGGAGCGAAACTTATATTCGATCACAACGAACCTTTAGTTGGAAATAATCCAGACGAAATAATTACTGTAGAAACTCAACGAGAAATTTATTTGTTGGCTTTATCATTCATTGAGCTTTGGGAGAAAATATCAGATGGCCATTAATTTAAAATCACTGTCGAAACCGACAGGTCAACGTCCAGTCATAATGACCTTGTTTGGCGAGGGTGGCATGGGCAAGACAACCCTAGCGGCAATGATGCCGGGACCAGTTGTCTTCATTCGTACTGAAGATGGTACAGCCAGTTTGCAGGGCAATGATAACGTCAGCCTGTTTCCACTGGCAACATCAAGTAAAGATGTCTTCGATGCCATTGAGGTTTTGGCGACTGAAAAGCATGAGTTCAAAACTCTTGTGATCGACAGCATTACGCAATTGGCCACGATGATTGAGAGCGAGATTGTCGCTGCTGATCCCAAGGCCAAGTCGATCAACCAAGCGGGTGGTGGCTATGGCGCAGGCTATGGCACAGCATCTGAGGTTCATCGTCAGGTTCGTGATTGGGCTGGTAGCCTTGCCTATGAGACTGGCATGAACGTGGTCTTTATTGGCCACGCAGATACCGAAACTTTGGATCTGCCTGACATGGACCCATACGCACGTTATTGCGTACGGATGCATAAGAAGAGCATCCCGCACTATACGGACAATGTCGATTTGGTTGGACTGATCCGCCTGAAGACATTTACACGCGGTGATGGCGATAAGAAACGCGCCATCTCTACAGGTGAGCGTGAGATCCTGTGCTTTCCACAGGCATCAAGCGTCACCAAAAATCGGTTCAATATCATTGAGCCACTGCCGTTCACCTTTGACGGCGGCAACCCTTTTCAACAATTTGTAGCAGAGTAGGAGAAACTCAAATGGATCTTAATGGATTTAACGCAATGGCTGTTGAGCCACAAACATCATACGAACCAATGCCAGCCGATTGGTACAAATGTGTGATTACCAAGACTGAAGAAAAGCCAACTAAAAAACAAAATGGCTCTTACCTTCAGTTGGACATCGAAGTGATCGAAGGAAAATTTGCTGGCCGCAAAGTCTTTGATCGACTGAACCTAAACAACCCAAATTCTGTGGCTGTTGAGATTGCCCAGCGCGCACTGTCCAGTATCTGTCGAGCGATTGATGTGCCAAATCCGCAGGACAGCGATGAGCTTTTGGACAAGCCACTGATGGTCAAAGTTGCAGTTAAGCCTGCTGACGGCGATTACAGTGCCTCTAACGAGGTGAAGGGTTACGATGCTGCGGGTGCGACTGCTTCAGCGCCTGTGGAGATTCCTGTGGCTGCTGCGGCGGCAAATGGTTCTGCCACACCACCTTGGAAGCGATAGTTCTATTCTATGATGGGGCGGCTAGTCTGCCCCATTTCATGAACAGAAGGAGAGTACGATGCTTGAATATGTTGCCGTAGTTTTTGCCATTAATTTGGCGCTGAATATGATGGGGGTTTTTCAATGAACCTTGAACCATACGCCACTCCTGAAACTGTCGAGGCGATTTATCAACACTACAAAGACAAGCGCAACAATGAGCATCGACCCCACCTTGGGGGAAGCCAGATTGGCAACCCGTGCAGCCGCGCTTTGTGGTATCAATTTAGACACGCTTGGACGCCCAAATTTGACGGGCGTCTTTTGCGTTTGTTCGAGACTGGTGACCGTGAAGAGGATCGCGTTGTTGCGAACCTTCGAGCGGTTGGCGTAACGGTCTGGGAGCGAGATCCAGACACTGGCAAACAGGTCAGGTTCGAGGCTTGTGGTGGTCACTTTGCACTGAGCTTGGACGGCGTTGGGGAAGGCTTTAAGGAAAGCAAAAAGCCTCACACGCTTGAGTTCAAAACTATGAATGACAAGAATTTCAAGACCACAAAGAACATGGGTGTCAAGAAATCCAAGCCGATCTACTGGGCGCAGTGCCAAATTGGCATGCATTTGGCTGGCATGGAACGCTGCTATTTTTTGGCCGTGAATAAAAATACAGATGAGATTTACGGCGAACGGATCAAGCTGGATAAGGCAGAGGCAAAGATGCTGGTGAAAAAGGCAGAAGACATTGTGTATTCTGCGCTGCCTCCTGCGAAGCTGCATGAAGATCCTAGCAACTGGCAGTGCAAGTTCTGCTTGTACTGGGCTGTGTGCCACGGGTGCAAGATTCCAGAAGTGAGCTGTCGGACGTGCAGCCATGTGACGCCTGAGAAGGATGGGACGTGGAGCTGCGCGAAGGGCAAGCCTGCCGTGACCTGTGATGAGCATTTGTACATCCCCCAGATCATGCCGAAAGATTTCGAGGTGGTGGACGCCGGGGATGATTTTGTCGAATATGAGGATCAAGATACAGGCGAGGTGATCCGCAACAAGGGTAACAGCCGTGAGATTTTTGCCGGGAGGATGCAGACATGAACCGCGAAGAGATATTACGAGAACGCATCAAAAAAGTGTTTAAACGAGAGATCGATAGGGTTGAAAAAATCATAAGCGATTATCCCAATAAAAACAAAGTGGGTTTAATTTATGTTGCAGAAGAATATCAAGAAATACTCCGTGAAATTCTGGCTGAAGATGATGAGAGGATGCAGACATGAACCGCGAAGAATTAGGCGAAGTGGTTGCGATTATGTTGGATGTTATGCCGGGTAACATTACCGACAAAGAGATCGCCATCATTATGATTAACTTCATCATCCAGAAGAAACGCGCCAATCACTGGCCGATCATCAATGCTGAGATCGAAGCTGGTCTGGTTGAGTATTTAATTTCGCAGGTTGAAGATGAAATCAGCAAGCATGGGGTCAGTAAGGCTGTGCAGGACGCAGATGATTTTTTGGGGAGAATTGTCAATGACGTTTAGGCCAAAATACGAAACTTCTGGAGATTTAAGCAAAGAAACAATTGCAATAAAGAAATTTATTTCAAGTTTTGGGGAGCCTGTAGATTTTGCAAAATTGCCTATACAATACAAAATGGATTTTTGTTTAATCGACAATAAAACAATCAAAACTTTTGTTGAAGTAAAATGCAGAACAAATGAAAAAATTGCATATTCCACATACATTATTTCAATGTCTAAAGTTGTTGTCGCAAGATCATATAGTGATTTTGGAGTTAACTGCATTCTTTTAGTTCAATGGACTGATCAGATGGGCTGGGTAGATTTATCCAGTAAAGAATGGGACGCAAAAATTGGCGGCAGAAAAGACAGGGGTGATTGGCAAGACATAGAGCCTGTAGTCCACATACCAATTTCTGAATTTAATACTGTAGGTGAAGCATGACGTTTGAACTTCGAGATTATCAAAAAGAAGCTGTCGATGGCCTGTACAATTACTGGGCTGGTAAGGCTGGTGACAATCCCCTGATCGTTGCGCCGACTGGATCTGGCAAGACTGCGATCATCGCGCAGATCATCATGGACGCCATGAGCTTCCCCGGCACACGGGTCTTGGTTGTGACGCATGTGAAAGAGTTGCTGGAGCAAGGCGCAAGTGGTTTGCTGAAGCTATACCCAGAGGCTGATTTTGGCATGTACAGCGCAGGTTTAAAGCAAAAGGTTCTAGACCGCCCGATCACGTTTGCAGGCATCCAGAGCGTCTGGGAGAGGGCGTATGACATTGTACCAGCTCCAGATCTTGTTCTGATCGATGAGGCGCATCTTTTGCCCAAAAATACTGAGACTAGGTACAATAGATTTATCGCTGATCTGAAGACCTGCAATCCAGACGTGAAGGTGGTGGGATTAACGGCCACGCCGTATCGATTGGACAGCGGATACTTGCATAAAGGCAAGGGCGCGATCTTTGATGGGATAGCCCACGACATCCCAGTGGCTATGCTGATGGAGCAAGGCTACCTGTCACCAGTCATATCAAAGGGTGGCGTGAAGCAGATTGACCTGACAGGTGTTGGCAAGCGAGGGGGCGAGTTTATCGAAAGCCAACTTGCCACTGCTGCGTCTGATCCAGAGTTGGTTGCTGCCACTGTCGAAGAGA